AAAACTGGCATTCAGTATTCGTTTTACGGCATGAAAAAAGCTGATTCGCTCAATAGGCGGTTAATGCTAATGACATACGAAAATAGTCAGAATTTAGGCAAGGTTTATCCTTTGGACGATTGGACTAACAAAGACGTTTTGGCTTACATGCGACAAAATAAACTTCCTGAACCGGTTCGATACGGAAAGAACGCTTCGGGTGGTGTCGGGTTTAACCTGGATTGTTTTCTGTATTTGAGAAAGAACTATCCGGGGGATTTGGAAAAGATTTTAAAGGCGTTTCCAATGAGCCGTAAGATTCTATGGGACTATGATAATAAATAATTAAAAAAGTGTGATTTATGAAACCGATTGAATTTAAAGAGCAAAACAAAGTTCTGGGCAAACCGGAAAGTATGACAGACGAAGAGTGTAGTTCTCTTCCAGTATTCAGCAACGGAACTGAATGCATTTCGTGTTGGCAACTCACTGACGAAGAAATTCAAAAGATTGTCGAAACAAAACGTATTTGGATAGGTATTGTCAGTGGACAAACACAACCACCTATTTTCCTTTCGGTTGATACTCCTTTCGAAGAGAGAAAGAATGACGGAAAGTGGAAGATTTACATTGTCGAAGTTGACGGAGAGAAGTTCTGGATTATAGCACAAAGTGAAGAAAGTGCCGTTGACTGCCTTTTGTTGGAGCATGATTACGAAACTTACGACATTGATTTGATTCGTGAGGCCACAATGGAAGAGATTGAGTCAACAAAGATTCAGTGCATTGACGAAATGAAAATGCCAACTCTCATGGATTATCACTTGAATTATATCGGTGAGGATCCTCAGATTATTTGTTCAACCCTTTATGTGGAAGAATCATGAACAAACAAGATTTAAACCTGATTCAACAGAATTTAGGTACCCAGTCACCGCCTCCGACCGAAAGCGAGGTTCAAGAGGTAAAAGAACGGATTCAGCAGCGACTATCAGAAAAGCCGATTAATCGAACGGTGAATTTCGGAGTGAAAGAAGGATACAAGAAAGCAATTGAGGTTCTCGAAAAAAGAGAGCTGAATTACGACGGATTGAAAACAGTTCAGGGTCGAGCGATTGCAGCAATTACGTTTGACTATTTGGGCGGTACTTGTACTGCGGAGGTTTTGTGTAACGTTCCGATAAAGAAAAATTGATTATGGAAGAGCTAAATAAATATTTCAAAAGCGAAACGGTTGAAATACTCCGTTCAAAGATTCACCCTGCAAGTTATAATCCACGTAAGATTTCAAATGAGGCGAAAAAGCTTCTAAAGAAGTCGATTAAACAATATGGGGTTGTTGGTGGAATGGTTGTCAATCAAATGACAAACAACACGCTCGTTTCAGGACACCAAAAGCTTTATATACTGGACGAGTTGAATAACTATCCAGAGGTTGATTATCTATTGAAAGTGGAACTCATTTCAGTTGACTTGAAGACAGAAAAAGAGTTGAACATTTTTTTCAACAACGTGAACGTTTCAGGTACTTTTGATTTTGACAAGCTCCGTGAGTTGATTCCAGACATTGACTACAAGAATGCCGGATTATCAGACGAAGATTTGAGTTTGATTGGAATTGACTTTACCATGCAGACGGAAACAGAGGTTAGCATAGCAAATCAGTTCAATGAAATGCTTGCTCCGGTTCAAATTCAAAAGGAGATTGACAAGCGACACGTAAAGGACGTAAAGAAACAAGTCAAAGAGGCTTCGGAAAGTGCAGCTAAAGACATGGAGTCTTACGTTATGATTAACTTCGATACAGCTGAGGCTAAAGAATCGTTTATGCTTCGTTTTGGGTTTCAACCTGGAGATAAGGTAATAAAGGGAGAATTGTTTGAAAATATGATAGAAAAGGTAGAATAAAAAGAGCGATTATGAAAGTTTTCAAATTTTATTGCGAAGATCATTGCTATGCTTTCTCTGGAGAAACAGAAGAGCAAGCGAAAGAATGTTTTTTTGAAACTATCTGTCAGATGCAGATTGATAAAGTAGAAGAAATACCCGAAGATCAATGGGATGATAAATTCATAAACATTTGGGAAGACAATGACCACGATAACGAGCCTTTCAGGGTATCTATTCGTGAGTGTATCGAAAATACGCCAACTTTGATTTTCACAAACGATATTGATTGATAATTGACAAACTTGACAGTTCTCGCACGCGCGCATGAAAAAACCAACATTAAAAAAGTTCAAAGAAGTATCACAAGCCTGCAATGGAAATATAACCTCCATTGCAAAGGCTTTTAGCGTGTCAAGGCAGGCGGTTTATGACTGGGCGAAAGAAGACGAATTGTTCAAGAGTACAATTGACGACTTCAAAGGTGCACTCCTAGACGAATGTGTCACAATGGGGCGAATTGTTGCTTTAGGTGTTCCTGATAGAGATGAAACAGGTAAGTTTATTGGCTGGAAAGAACGACCCGACCCAAGCATGCTCCGATACTTTATGTCAACGCTAGGAAGAAAAGAGGGCTACGGAGAAAATGTCGATTTGACTACAAACGGGAAAGACCTCCCGACTGCAAGGGTATTGAGCAAAGATGAGATAAAAGAGCTTTACAAAAGCATGAATAATGAATACTGATATTCGTGATATAGACATAAAGAAGACATGGGCTTTAGAAAGTACACTCAATTACACTAGATTCTCTTTTAAGGAGAAAACGGGCGAAAAGTTTATAATCGGAGATCACCATAAAATCATATGCGAAACGCTGGATAGAGTTCTTAGCGGTGAATTAAAAAAAGTCATTTTCAATATTGCTCCACGGTACTCGAAAACTGAGATAGTAGTTAAGAACTTCGTAACTGAGGGATTTGCAATAAACCCTAAGTCGAAGTTTATCCACCTATCGTACTCCGATGACCTTGTATTAGACAATTCAAGAGAGATTCGAGAAACGATAGAGTCAGATTATTACAGACAGTTATTCGATGCTAGGACTACAAGTCGCAATAACAAAAAGTGGTACACGGCTCAGGGAGGTGGATTTTATGCAGTCTCAACAGGCGGTCAGGTTACTGGGTTCGGTGCTGGGATTGTCGCTCCCGAAAAGGAAGTTGAAGACAAGGAAAAAGAAGAAATAGACCTCTTTATACCCTTCTATGATTCCGAGTTTGCGGGTGCAATTATTATAGATGACCCGATAAAACCAGAAGATGCACTGTCTGAAACTTTGAGAGAAAAGGTAAATCAGCGGTTTGAAACAACAATCAGGAGTCGCGTAAACAGTAGAGAAACTCCCATTATCATAATCATGCAGAGATTGCATGAACATGATCTATGTGGATATTTAATTGAGCTAGAGGGAGACGCTAAAGAAGGTGGAGAATGGACGGTTATCTCATTGCCAGTTATTCAGATTGACGAAGACGGAAACGAGAAAGCATTGTGGGAGCATAAGCATACACTTGAAGAGCTTTATAAGTTGAAAGACAACAACTCGTATGTTTTTGAAACTCAATACATGCAAAATCCAAAACCGATTGAAGGTTTAATGTATGGAGAGTTCAAGACCTACGAAATGATTCCATACACTCAAGCAGCTATCAAAAAGAACTACACAGACACTGCGGATACAGGTAGTGATTATCTATGTTCTATTTGCTATACTGAAACTGAGATTGGGAACTTTATTACAGACGTTCTCTACACTGATAAGGCAATGGAATATACAGAACCAGCAACCGCTAAAATGCTTAGCGAAAACGGGACTGAAAAAATAAACATTGAAAGTAACGGTGCCGGAAGGGGGTTTGCAAGAAACGTTGAAAGGCAGTTGAGAATAATCAGGAATGATAGAACTAAAGTAAATTGGTTCAATCAGAGCGAAAACAAACAGGTTCGCATATTTACAAAGTCTTCTGAGGTTCAGAACTTGACTTATTTCCCCTCCGACTGGAAAAGGAGATGGCCAGAGTTTGCAAGGCATATAACTTCATATAGGAAAGAGGGTGGAAATGCACATGACGATGCTGAAGATACATTGACCGGAACTATTGAAATGAGAAACCAAAAAGAAAAACAAAACATATCAGGAATATTCTATTAAACATGAAAATAACAATTTACATAACAATAATCCTTGTGATACTCGCTTTAGGCGCGTTCGTTGGGAAAACTACAATATCAGAAAACGGAATATCAATGGAGCGTCCATTTACAGCCGTTTGTTTCGTTTTGACTTGTTTGTTTGGGATTTTAAATAAGTGATTATGGCAAAAAGCAGGGAACGTATTACACAAAACGGAAAGGCTGCATTTTATGCGAGTATATGGCCGGACTTGATGAATTCTGCACTTGACTGCGGTTGGGCATTAGGTCTTCATGGTAGTCTGTCCTCCGATATGGATATCATGGCAATGCCGTGGATTGATGAAGCTAAGCCAGTCGAAGAGCTTATGCAATCTCTTTCTGATTGTTTCACCGGAAACATGTGGAAAGAAGAGCATATCAAACCGCATTACGATAAGCCTAACGGGAGAGTAGTTTACACGATGAATATATGGGCTGATTTTTATCTGGATATAAATATTATTCAACAAAATAAAATTTAAAATGGCAAAAACCGACATTTACGAAGAATTAGCCCAAGAGATAGATAAGATAGAAAACCTTGTCTTTGCTATGAATCTACCTATGGGCTCTGACTTCCATGTTGAACAGCTTAAGAATCAACTGCCCGAAGTTGTAGAAACATTGAAAGGGCTTTATGTTGAGTTAACCGACGATAATCCTTGGGAGTAATTATGAATGCACAGGAAGCTTACGATATTTTAATTCAGGCTATAAAAGCAGACAAAGAGCGACATTTCAAATCAAGAAAACCAATTAGTAAAAAACAGTTTCATCAACTCTTGAAATTATGACACTCGAAGAAATCTACAGACTTGAACCAAAAGCGCGAATTGTTGAACTAAAAAAAAGAAAAACAGACCTTCCGGATGCCAGTGCGCTTTTGAAAGATTGGGATGAAAAGCAACATGCCGTTTTTGACCCCGAAAAACGACCAAAGCGAAGTGTGTTGATTGAGGATGAAATCAGAGATGCACAAGGTAAGGTGACAAAGCCGGCACGTTTCGAAAAAAAAGAAGTGAACCGTATTGCGCTCCCATTGGAACAAGATATTGTGAACATTCATACAGCTTTCACAGTAGGGATTGAGCCAACGCTAACTATCCAAGGAACTGACGAAAAACAAAAATCAGTTCTCGACATTTTGAAAAGTATCTACCGCCAAAACAAGATGAAGTTCCACAACAAGAGAGTTGTCCGGGCGTGGTTGGCTGAACAAGAGGTAGCGGAGTATTGGTACACGGTCGAAGATACGAATTGGTGGAAAAAGGTGCTTAATATGGTTCTGAAAGCCGTAGGAACGAACGTATCTACACGTAAATTGAAAGTCGCTATCTGGTCGCCTTTTCGTGGGGATAAATTATATCCATACTTTGATGAATATGGGGATTTGATTGTTATTTCAAGAGAATACATGACGACTGACGTTGACGGAACGAATAACACTACAATGTTCATGTCCGTTGATAAGTCAAAAGTAACCATATACAAAAATGGTGAGTTCGTAAAAGAATTTGAACATAAGTTTGAAAAGCTCCCAGTGATCTACATGTATCGAGACAGACCGTTTTGCGACAAAATCAAAACAATCAGAGAAAGGCTTGAAACACTTCTATCTAACTTTGCAGACTGTTTGGATTTCAATTTCTTCCCAAAACTAACATCTTCCGGTGTGGTTGAAAATATTATCGGTCGAAATTCAGGTTCAGAGATCATTCAGCTAGAGAACGGAGCTGAAATATCATACTTAACCTGGCAACAATCCCCAGAAATGGCGAAGCTAGAATTCGACAATCTAACAGAAAGAGCCTACGGATTGACCAATACGCCTCGCATAACATTTGAGAACCTAAAAGGAAACGGTACCGCTTTTTCAGGTGTTGCTTTTAAGTTTGCTTTCATGGGTGCGCACATGGCCGTAAGTAATCACGCTGAGGACGTGGAAGAGTTCCTTCAAAGAAGAGTGAACTTCGTTGTATCTGCAATCGGTTCAATGCAACCCTCCTATTCCGACATAGTAAAACAAGTTGAGATTGAAACTGAGGTAGTTCCGTACATGATTAATAACCGGTCTACAGATATTACTGACGCAGTGGCAGCAGTTGGCGGAGGTGTCGCTTCAACTAAGACGGGAATTATAATGGCTGGCCTAACAGATAATGCCGTATCAGAATTAGAAGAGGTAAAGTTGGATTCTGAATTAAGCAATGAAAATAAAATAATTTCAAAAAAATAAATCATTCTTAAATGTTGTAGAGGTGAGCACAAGACGGCTTATGGATTTATCTGGAAATTTGAAGATGACCAAAAACAAAATGCTATCAATTTAGCAGCAAAAACCGATATAAATGACAAAACACCTCCGACAAAATAAAACACAATCACGCAAAAATCAATAAAAGAATATCAATTTGTCATAGTTATACATTTTTCTTGTTTTAAATTTTGTAGTCCATTACCTCGGAAAAGCTCGCTTGTGAAAGTGGGCTTTTCTTTTTTATAAACAAATAACGAACCTAAATTAAACTGTTCGGTTATACGCCTCCTAAATCTATGTACTGCATTTCCTTACCCGTAAATTTGTAATTCAAAATTATAAATCAAAATCATTGTGCCATGTACGAAAAAATCTTAGCAGCGATTAGAATTAAGTATGCAAACTTAGGGCTATCGAGCGAAACACTGGAGGGGATTTCAAAACAACTCGCAGGGTTCGTAAAAGAAGAAACTGAGATTGATGCAGCGGTCACCGGGGCGGAGGCAACGTTGAAAGCAATTCAATCATTTGGAGACAAACGGGCGACTTCCGAAGCCGAACGTGTAAAAAAAGAGCTTGAAAAGAAACCTGAAGAAAAGAAAGAAGAAGTGAAAGTAGATGACATGCCAGCGTGGGCGAAAGCAATCGTTGACAAAGTCGGCTCTCTCGAAACCGGGTTAAATATTTTCAATGCAGATCGTCAAAGTCAAACATTAGCTCAAAAGCTCACTGGAATTCTTTCCGAAAAGAAAGTTCCCGAAGAGTTCTCGAGTGTAGCCTTGACTGGTCGCCAATTCAGGGACGAAACGGAGGTTCAAACATTAGCTGATACTATCGTAAATCAATACGAAGTATTCAAACAAAAATCGGCTGATTTGGGATTTTCTTTCACCACTCCACCAGAACAAGGCAACCCTCCAAAATCAGACACTAGCGATATTGCCAAATTGATTGAGACAGGCACAAAGGAAATTATTGTCGAACAATCTAAAAAGTAAAATTATGCCTATCGGAATAGCTTACGATTTAACGGAATTTCCTGTAACCGCAGAGAACTGCGACGTTGCATCAATTCACCGTAGAACAGGCGGATTTAATCTGAACGACGCAAGTCTTGTATCAGGTTCATATCTTCCACCACTAGCTCCCCTGGCTATTGACTTTGCAACTCGCAAAGCAGTGGCTGTTAAAAATGTAAAGGTAGTTGAAAACGCAGCAGCTAATGCTACAGCTATCAAAGTGAAAAAAGAATCTCTGGCTTATGTCGGAATGTTTGTAGGTGACGGAACAAAATCCGCTGCCGTAACAGCAGTCAACAAAACCAATGCTAACTACGATACATTGACCGTGTCTTTGGCAGCAGCCGTAACAGCCGGACAAGTATTGTTTGAAACAGCTGACGGAGCTGCAACAACTCCAAAGAACAAAGCAACGCATTTGAACTATGCTCGTACGAAAGTCGAAACAGGTGCAATCGTAGACGCAATCTTTGCCGTCGATGAAGTGATCGAAAGTAAATTGATAGTTCCGTTGTCAGCTCCTGACAAAGTGAATTTAGGCGGTCGTTTTGATATAATCTAACCCTTTTAAATAAAAAAATCATGGTACTTACATTAGATAAGTTATTCAATGACCCAATGGTCATTAAAGCAGTGATTGACAGGGTTAATCAAACTACCCTTGATACTGTGTTTTGGAAACGTTACCTGGACTTCGAGCAATCGAACTCACGGTTGTTTAAAACCTACTTCGGAACTGTTACAGGTGTAACAATGGGTTCTATTATCTCGAAAAATGGCAAAAAACCATTACGTGAACGTAGAAACTTAGGTTCTGGAACTGGAGAAGTTGCTCCAATCGGAAACCGCTACCAAATGGACAATGACCGTTTGGATATGGTGAAAACTTTGATTGACAAGTTCAACGCTGCCGGAGCTGGACAGCCAGCCGTAATGACTGAAATTATCAACTACATAGCCGATGATATCCGTCAATGTACATTAGCTCCGCACAAACGTATGGATTATGTTGTTGGGTTGCTTCGTTCAACTGGAACTGCTTCAGTGAATATCGCGAATAACAAAGACGGTATCGAGTTAATCGACATCGTTCTTCCAGTTATTGAAAAGAAACCGGCTTCTACTGATAAAGCAACTTTAGTTACTTACATTCAGAAACAAGTTCAGTCTTTGAAAGCGACAATCGGAACATTCTCCGTAATGGAAATGACCCAAACTACTTTCAACAATCGTATTGCTACTTGTACTGAGTTTCAGTCAATGTACAAAATGATCCTTGGTAGTTCTGAGCTTGCTGTATCCGGTGGACTTCTTTCGGCTGCAATGGCCAATCAGTTGCTTGTAGGTATTGGATTGCCTCCTATCCGTATCGTTGAAGAATATGTAGTAAAAGAAGACGGAACTTCTGTGAATACGTTTGCAGATGACCGTATCGCTTTGCTCATTTCTGATAAAATCGGTAAAATGGTTTGGCACCAGCCTTACGAAGTAACTGACCCTGTTCCAAACAAGGTTTATACTGGATTGGAAGGTGGTCACTTTATCTCTACTCAACGAACTGACGAAGGTCGCTTCACGGAGTATATGGCTGAATGGATGCCGAATATCGCTAATCCAAATAAGATTGTAATTATCAATCTTGACGATCTGGATTAATGACAATCCTTGAATACATATCACAACAATTCACCTCACTGGGACTGGTTCTCAGTGAGGCTGATTGCGTGAATATGGGATTGTGGGACACAACTAAAGCAGTGGATGAATCGAACCAACCGGAAGTTTATATGGCTTTCGTAACGTACATTCCTGCACTTCTTTTGAGACCAGGTTCTGTTTCAGAGGGCGGAGTTTCAATAGTAAGGGCGCAACGTCAGGACATTGAACTATTCTACTCGAATGAATGCAAAAGACTGGGACTTAGAAATGAAATAACGCCAAGAGCTAGATTCCTATGATACAAAATGGATTTGTTCAGATAAAAATTACTTCGGGAGGTGGATTAGATGAAGATGGTATACCTATCGAAGTAGTCTCTGATTTTGGAGATAAAATTCCATGTCACATTCAAACAAACTCACACAGTAACAACGGAAAATACCAAGACGGGAAGTTTATCATAAGCTCCTATATTATTTTCATTCCAATGAAATCAGGATTCTCAACAGACAGAGTTAAGCTAATAATAGACGAAAGAGAAGTTGAGTTTGACGTTCAAAACATAGAGTTCCTTAAGTTGGTAGGTAGGATTAAAATAACCGTGTAATGCCAATCACTCAATTAAAATCGAAATCCGAAATATCCAAAATAATCGACCAAAGAGTTGACAAGTTGGAATTAAGTTTAGTAGCTATGCTTATCGGATTAGGGAAGATTTGTATTGATGATATGGAGAAAAACAGAGGTTACAAAAACGTATCTAATAACTTGAGCGATTCACGTGGCTTTGTGGTCGTAAAAAACAAATCAATTATCTATTCTAGCTTATTTAAAAACACTGTAGGAGGTCAAACAGGTAGAAGTCTTACAATCGAAAGAGCTAGTCAATCAAATGGAATTATGCTTATCGTAGTAGCCGGAATGAAGTATGCCGAACTTTTAGAAGCTGTCGGTAAAAACGTAATTACTTCATCCGAGTTAATGGCCGAAAGCTTAGTTCCCACTTTACTAAATCAACTTCAATGAGAAAGACAGCCGGGGAGATAGAAACAGACGTTTTCAATATTCTGAAAACAAGCATTCTGAAAAGTATAATCAAAGGTTTGGTTTACCGAGAAGGTATAAGACCTATTGATTCGAAAGTTGAAGATGCAGTTATTTCGTTTCTGGCGGGAGTTGACGGAGAGATACAAACCGGTGTTTTCAACCTCAATGTTTATGTTCCAAACATAGACAATGGTCAAAACAAAGGTGTATTGGTCAAAAACGTATCTCGTTGTCTTGAAATTGAGAGAATCTGTGAGAATCTCGTAGAATCAATCAGTTTATCAGGGGAGTATAAATTTAGTTTAGATTCAATTATAAAATCATTCAAAGTTGATGACATAGATCAGTATTTCGTCAATTGCAGATTGAAATTCAAACGTTCAACATTTTAATACATAAAATCATGGCAACATTATCATGGGGTAAACCTAAAATTGAAATTTGCGCATACGTAGCCGATGCAATGCCAGCTTCTCCTGTTTGGACGGTAGTTGACACCCCGGTGGAAGATACTACCAAGTTGACTCCTACAAAGGGAACTAAGTCAGAGGCAAAACAAGAGGGCGGTGGCGTAGTAGATGCCAAGTATGCTAAAAACTCATACGCATTTGAGTTTGAGTTGTACGCCAAAAAAGGCAAAACAAAACCAATCGTCGATAATGACGGAGTAGTAGTAGAACATTATGCTGTAAGATTGACACCGGAAGATGAAACATTGGAAGGCTTTATTCTTGACAAAGTATCAGTTCAGGTTGAAGATACTTACACTCCGAAAGACGGTAAAAAATGGAAGTACACTTGCGATGCACTTGAGCCAGCAACTGGCAACATTTTGAAGCCTTACACAAAAGCTTAAAAATAAAACGGATTTATCTAGGTAAGTCCGTTTTTAAAAATTGCCTTTTTAGCTCAGTTGGCCAGAGCGGAACATTTGTAATGTTTAGGTCATAGGTTCGAATCCTATAGGAGGCTCAAAATTAAATAGAATGAATACAGCAGAATCAAAAACAGCCGATACGATACTTCAGAACTCCTCGATCATACGAATAGGAGATAATGAGTACATGACACAAAAGCCAACGGCTGCAACGCTTATTGAAGTCTCTAAATATATCTCAACACTACCTGAACTTCATGTTGAGGACGAAAAAAGAGTAATATACGAGGTTCTAGCTCATGCTTCCGAGTGTGAATACATTAGCGACATACTCGCTATACTTATTTTAGGAAAAAAGAACCTAGAGCCAATAGAGGTTATCACAAAAAAATATAAGTTCGGATTCATCCCCACTAAAATAAAGTCGACATACTACCCACGAGAGGAGTTAGCCAAACAGATTCTACTTGAGCTAAGCCCGGAAGAGATATTTGAATACACATTTTCAGCCCTTGAAAGCATGAAAGTCGCTTTTTTTTTGAACACTATAATTTTCCTAAGAGATGTAAATCTACTAAAGACGACGAAAGTTTAAGCGATAGCATATGGGCGGTTGTAGCTGGAGTATGCAAGAGCTACACACTAACTCCTGATTATGTTCTGAACGAGTTAAGCTATGCTAATCTGATTCTTTACAGCGCAGTACTCCCAAGTCACGATGACGAAAAAGAAGATGAAATAATTAGGGCTGACGACCCAAAAAACAAAGACAAAGTAAATAAGATTCTATATGGATAATTGGTACGGCATAGGATTAGACACAGATCAGTTACTTCGTGACTCCGACAAGGCTAAAGCGATACTAAACAGTATCGGAAATAGTGCCGAAATTCAGGGTCAAAGACTGGACAGTCAATTTGCCAATATTGGCAAATCTATTGCCGGATATTTATCTGTTGCAGCCGTTGCCGGGTTTGTAAAAGAAGTTGCTAATGTTCGCGGAGAGTTCCAAGACTTAGAGACTGGATTCACCACCATGTTGGGAAGTAAAGCTAAATCAACAGAGCTTATGAACCAAATGGTAAACACGGCTGCCAAAACACCATTCACACTCCAAGAAGTAGCAGGTGGGGCTAAACAGCTCCTAGCCTACCAAGTTGCTCAAGAAGACGTAAACGACACACTCATAAGACTCGGAAATATATCTTCAGGTCTTAGCGTTCCCATTAGTCGCCTTATCATGGTTTATGGCCAGGTAAAGGCAAAAGGGAAATTAATGGGTGATGACCTCCGCCAATTTACAGAAGCGGGCGTGCCCATGATTCACGAATTGGCAAAACAAATGGGCGTTGCTGACGGTGAAGTTCAAAAACTCATTTCAAGTGGTAAAGTAGGATTCCCAGAAGTTCAAAAGGTAATTGAAAACCTAACGGCTTCCGGTGGAATGTTCTACAACCTAATGGAAGAAAAGAGCAAGAATATCAACGGGCAAATATCCAACCTTGGAGATACAATTTCAAGATCATTCAATGCAATAGGCCAATCCAATGAGGGAGTTATCTCTGATGCAATACTAGGGGCTACATTCATAGTTGAGCATTACGAGCAAGTAGGTAAAGTGATAGCTGGTTTAATCGCTGTCTACGGAACTTACAAAGCTGCTGTAATGACAATAAATGCGATAAATCTCATTCAAAAGGAGATTGCATACCAACAGGTTTTAGCCAATATCGCAAATGCAGGCTCCACAATTACATTATCTACAACTGAAGGTATAGCTGCTGTTGTAAAAAGCAAGCTTACGGCTGCTCAATTGGCATTAAACAAAGCAATGCTATCAAACCCTTATGTTTTGGTCGCTATGGCTATAGCTGGCGTTGCTGTGGCAATGTGGGCGTTACATGATAGTACAACAGCTGCCGAAAAAGCACAATTGGCGTATAATGAAGAAAAGAAGTTGGCTACAGAAGCCGAGGAAAAACATCGCGGAGAAATTGAAAAGTTGATTGGTGCAGCGACTAACCAGGCTCTTGCTGATATGGAACGTATCGGAGCTCTTGAATCTCTAAAAAAGAAATATCCAGAGATATTCGCGAAGTATGACATTGAAAATTTAAAACTGGCTGATATTCTTAAGCTTAAAAAACAAATTTCAGAGGCTGATTCCGTAAAGTCAGTTCAAGGGAATAAGGATAAGGTTTCAGGAATTGACAAACAAATTCAAGACGCTCAAAATAAAATAACCGGATTAAAAAACTCGGACAGAGTTACCGAGGGAACTGCTCACTCAATAGTTTCGCTTGAGAAGTTTATAGTTGAACTTCAAAGCAAGAAAAGACTATATCAACAAGACGTTGAAAAAGACAGTGTGGCATCTTGGACATCCTCCATATCCAAAATGACAGATGCTCAAGTGAAAGCCGAAATTGCCAAAAGAAACAAAATTCTTTCTGCTATAAAAGAAAGTGGAAAGTCTGATTCTGTAGGTAAAGTTGGCTCGCTTGGTTATTTCAATGCAGACGAAATAAAATCTCAAAACTCCTCTCTTGAGGCTGCATTAAATAGTAGAAATGTAATTGTAGTCAAGAATGCTGCATTCTGGGAAGATCAAAAGAAAAAAGCGACAGACTCCCAAAAAGCAATGGGAGACGACATGCTAGGTACTAAAGATTGGAAAGCTCAACAGCAACTAATCGACGAAGCTGATAAGCATTTAAGTGCCAGGTCTACGAAATCAATCACAAAAAACAAAAAAGATGCTGATAAAAGAGCTCAAGGAATAGCCGATGCAGCATTAAGGGAAACAAATCTTATTGCTAAATCAGGTCTGGATAAATTACAAAAAGAACTTGATAATCAAAAAGCACTCGATAACCTGCTAGAAGACGGTTTTGCAAAGAAAAAAGCACTCATAGACGACGACCACAAACAAGAGCTTTTAAATATCGAGAAGCAAGCTCAAGATATGCTTGAGAAACAACAAGAGGCTGAAAAATTAGCTTGGGAGAAAGGTGGTAAAAAAGGTGTTTTCAAACCAACTTCAAATAGTATATCTGACTTGTCAGCAGAAAATAAAGGTGTTCTAAAAGCAAGCTCCACGGTTGTAGAAATTACATATAAATCCAATAGCGATAAACTTGTAAAAGAACTTAAAGATAAGTATGCTTCGTTTGATGAAAAAAGGAGGGAGATAGACAAGCAATACTGGCAAGATGAAGTTTCTATAAAATCAATGTTCAGTGGCGACGCCCTAAATGTTCGACTGGATGAATTAAACAGGCAACATAAGGATGCAATAGAAGCAAACGACAAAGAAGAGGCTGACAGTGTTCTGAAAAACACTGAGTTGTTTATTCAATTATTCGGAGATATGTCCGATAAGTCTGTTTCTGACATTCGCAAAATAGCAAACGAGTCTGAAGCATTATTTGATTACCTGAAAACGACAAGCGTAAACAACATTACTCCTAAATTTGGACTTTCAGCCGATCAATTGATTTCCCTCAAATTGGGAAAATCAGAAATGAAAAGCATAGAAGATCAGATAAAGTCGATTAATTCAAATGCTGACAGTCTCGAAACTGGGTTTTCAAAAATAGGGAGCGGAATAAGCAAGTTGTTTGAAGGTTCAAAACAAAAAACAGCCGGAAAAGCCAAAGTAAAAAGTGGTAAAAACAAAATAGACAGCGGAATACCCGAATTAGTATCAGAGGGCAAAACAGAAGTTTCAATTGGAAATAAAGACCAGTTGGACGGACTTGCAAAAGAAAAAGCAGGCATAGACGCATTGCAAGAATCTTTTCAAACGGTATCATTCTTTGCCGGGCAAGCTCAAGGGCTTCTAAATGCAATGTCGACTGAAGAAGGTGACGCTGCCAGCTCCGCAGCAAAAAGCATTGGCGCGGTTATGGACGTCGCTAACTCCACAATGGAAGGTTTCAAGCAAGGAGGTGTTATCGGTGCTGGTGTAGCTTTTGCCGTATCTGTAGCAACAAAGATATTTGAATCTGAAAAAGCCCACCAGGCTGCGCTTAAGAAATTAAGAGATGAAAAGATAGCGCAACAAAAAGAGTACAACGATTTGCTTATGAAGCAAAACGAACTCCTAGAGAAAGCTACAAACATTTTCGGAACTGACGCTTATTCTCAAGCCATAGGATACGCTCAGGTCGCAGATAAGTTGAGAGAGGCTCTTTATAGCAAAGAGTCAACTGTTACGCAAAAGCAAGGTACGGGAGTATTCGCAAATCTAATGCCCGAAGTCAGAGAGTACAAAGGTGCTATTGCTGCATTGAATAACGCAAAAGTACAAACCGGTTCGCATAAGACTGGTCTATTTGGTTGGGGAGGCGAAAAGGCTGATTACTCTAGTTTGCTGAAAACATATCCGGCATTAATTGACGGACAAGGTAAATTAAACAAAGAACTGGCTCAATCTGTATTGGATAATCAAACGCTCGATGAAACGAGCAAAAAAGCCCTTCAATCAGCTTTAGATTACACGAAAGATTATGAGGATGCACTCAAATCGTTAAGTGACTACCTAACTAGCGTTTTCGGTTCTCTTGGTCAGGATATGATGACGGCCATAACCGACAATCTGGGAGATACTCAAAGCGCACTCGACAAGTTCGCGGATAATTCAGCAAAGACAATCGAAAAGCTAATGACAGATATTGCTTATTCAATGTTCCTTGCTGACAAATTCACAAAATTATCAGATGACGTAAAAGCAATAATTACAGATAAGTCATTGTCTCCACAAGATCAGGCTGCCAAAGAAACGGCTTTGCTGGGTGATTTCTATTCAAATGTAGGAGCTGACGTTGAGGCTGCAAATAAATTCTTACAAAACAGTAAAGATGCAGCGTCTAAGGCTGGGTTTGACTTGTGGAACGAAACAACAAGAGAAGCCACAACGAAAGGATTCGCTTCGATTAACCAAGATAGTGCAGACGAATTGAACGGAAGATTTACAGTTATTCAGGGTCACACTTTTAAAATAACAGAGGGAATGGATATTTTAAAAGCAAACTCAACACAAGCACTGAAGCATCTTGCAGGTATTGAAACGAACACTGCTAGATTAGAGGCTGTAGAGAGTGGCATAAATGCGGTTAAGTTAGGGATTGACACCATTAATATGAAAGGAGTAAAATTACAATGATAGGTTCATTCTCAATTAATGGCATAGATGCCTATCAGGCTTTCGGTGTATTTATATCCGAGGGTGGTTTGAATGGACTTGTTTCTTTTCCTGAACTAAAAGAACCGAATAAAAACAACTGGGCGGAACTTGACGGTGTTGAGGTCGACTTGTCAGCTCCAAAATTAGACACAAAAGAGCTCTCTATATCATTTGGAACAAAAGCAAATGCTGACTTTAATGGGTTCATGGAACTTGTTTTCGGTAGCGTTTATCACGATATAAATTTCACCTATTTAGGAATAACAAATTCGCTTCGTTTTGTTTCGTGTCCTGATTACAAAGGAGAAAGTTTGAGGTTGTTTAGCTTGAATTTCGCAGACGACTTTCCATTGCAAGGATATAGTTATGTGGCTCCAAGTTCAAATCTTATTTCTCAAAGAGGATATAAACTTGACGGAGTAGATTTATCGCAATATGGGATAGCTATTCTTGAGGGTTCTGATTCTGAAATTTCAAAACCAAGAACCGTAAAACCCAATTTGACAATAAATGTCAAGTCTCAATCCGGTGCACGGTACGATAGTGGGAGATTAGTATTTCAAGAGAAAGAAGTGAAGTTGAACTGCCTTATGCTGGCAACAAATATGTCGGATTTCTTTAAAAACAGAAATGCGCTCCTTTATAACCTATCGAAACCAGGAGAAAGAGTATTTAATTATTCTGGCGTAGACTACAAATGTTATTATAAATCTGCCAATACGAAGAAATTTAGTTACGATGGTAAAATTTGGTTTGAGTTTGAATTAGTTATTATTTTTATATGAAAATATTTAAAGACAATATAGAGCTTGTTGATTTGGTGGTTAGTGATGAAAGTTATCGTTACAGAACTATCATGGGAGAGAATGCGCTCACGCTTACATTTTCGCTTAATACTTTCATTGAAATACCTGTCGGTGCTTATGCTGACTTTCAAGGCGAAAGATATACTCTTTTAGTTCCTCAAAACTTCAAGAAAAACGATAGTCGCAATTTTGAATACACACTTATTTTAGAAAGCTCTAAATCTTTACTAGGTAGATACAAATTCAGAGACTCCTCGACAAAAAAACTAAAATTCTCGACCACCGCTAAGCCAATCGAACATTTAGAAATGTTAGTTTGGAACTTAAATCAACGTGATTCAGGGTGGAGCGTTGGCGAATGCATTGACTCAACCGAAAAGTTATTGAGCTACAATCATACTTATTGCGATGAAGTTCTAAAGATGATTGCAGAGGCTTTTAATACCGAATACGAGATAGTAGGAAAGGTTATTTCATTAAAAAAAGTCGAGTACAACAAATCCAATCCGCTTGCACTTTCTTATGGATTTGGTAATGGGTTCAAGTCAGGAGTAAAAAGGGATAATTTCAATCAATCAAAAGCAATTGAGGTTCTATATGTTCAAGGTGGAGAAAAGAATATTGATTCTACTGCATACGGATCCTCTGAACTTCTTTTGCCTAAAAATCAGACACTCGTTTACCAGGGCAGAAGCTATATTTCAGACGAAAACGGATATTCAATAAAAAGAGCCGATAAACCTCTTTCGACTTACATTGAAGATAGTTTGGATTTGTCAAATATCTACCCGTCGAGAGTCGGTGTAATTAGTGAAGTTGTAACGGTAAATGCCGATAAGAATTTCTACGACATAAAAGACTCTTCTATTCCTGAATCATTGAATTATACTGATTGTCTCGTTAAAGGCGAAACAATGACAATCATATTTCAAACCGGAATGCTAACCGGTAAGGAGTTTGACGTTTCATACAATCACACTTCGCGCAAATTCGAGATAATTCCACAAGAAATAGACGGAGTTACAATGCCTAGTAGCGTATTTATCCCTGTAGTGGGAGATAAATACGTGGTATTCGGTATGTCATTGCCTGAAGCGTACGTGTGCGATAATACTACCAAAACGGGGGCTAGCTGGGACATGTTCTTAGAAGCCGTAAAGTACTTTTTCGATAACGAAGACCCTAGATTTTCTTTTACAGGAGATTTGGACGGAATATGGGCAAAGAAAGACTGGATTAATATAGGTGGCAAAATCATTCTAGGAGGGTTCTGTGCGTTTACCGACGAACAGTTCCAGAATACTCCGGTTCTTATTCGAATGGTCGGAATAAAGGATTATATCAACGATCCGCATTATCCACAGATTGAATTAAGTAATGTAACTGTTGGAAATACAACCTCCAGTCAGATAAAATCAATTCCGACAAAAGATGTTTTAATTGAGGACAGTAAAAAAGACTCCATTCGTTTCGCAAAACGTGGTTTCCGAGATGCAAAGCAAACAACAGAAATGCTTCAATCGGCATTGTTGAATTTCAGCAGCTCCATTTCTCCTTTGACCGTTCAGACCATGCAATTGATTGCCGGTGATGAAACGCTACAATTCGTGTTTGTTGCGAATTCAAACTCTGTAGCTGCCGTTGCGCATAATGAAATATATAACCCGACAACCAAACAATTCATATCTGCAGCCGGTGTTTTGCAGCACAAAACGCTTGGAGTAACTACGCTTTCGAGTTCGCACGCTGCAAGTGAGTTGAAATGGTGGAACATGACCGCATTTGTTTCGGCCGTGTTGGATGATAGTAGTAAGTCTTACTACTTGTATGCAAAAGTGAGTAAAACGGCTAATACAGGTGTTTTCTTACTTTCCGAAACTGCAATTGCACTCGAAAGTGTTGCCGGGTATTATCACCTTCTTATGGGAATTCTCAACTCCGAGAATGACGGTGATAGATCATACAGTCAAATGTACGGTTATTCAGAGTTGACACCTGCACGAATGACAGTGAAGAAAGTAGTAAGTCCTAGCGGAAATACTTTTTTCGATTTAGAAAACGAAGTCATTCAGGGTAATATTAAATTTCAGTCGGGGATTGCTGTTGAAACAGGTATTAGTAACGCTAAGGGCGAAGCAATATCCACGGCTGCAACCGATGCAACCAATAAGGCAAATGCTGCAATTCAAACATCTAAAGAGTATTCTGATGCAAAGGTTGCAGTAATTAATCAGAACATTGCCGACTTGCAAACACAGCAAGACGGTGAAATAAGCAACTGGAGTTCGAACACGCAGTCCGAAGCTCCTACGCTATCGAATTACCCGGCAAATCAATGGACGTCTGACACGATAAGAGATAGGCATATTCTTGACATATATACTAATTGTCAAAACTATGTAGATGAATCATCAACTCCAAATTCAGGTAAGAGTTGGAAATTCGCAAAACTAAACGGTATTTATTCGTGGGTATTGATTGGAGACGTTACTCAATCAAAAGCACTTCTTTTGGTAGCTAAAGCACAAGCAACAGCCAACAGAAAGGTAACAACTTACAATTCAATTCCAAACACCGTACATCCTGATGACGGATTTTGCTATCGTAAAGGTGACCTTTGGAGTCTAAAAGCTGCTTGGAATGGGTTTACTGTTGGTGAACTTCTATCTGCTTCACAGGATAGTACATCCTTTGTTTCGTCAGATTGGACAAAATGGGTAAAATATACCGATGATACGGCTGTTACCAATATGAAAATCGGAGGTAGAAATTTATATCGAAATGGCAACTTTTCTAATGGGTTGGATTTTGTAGGAGATATATTCAGCAATGGTACGATTCGGGAAGTTGTAACTGATCCTGTATTTGGACATGCTTTTAAGTTTAGCGCACATACTCGATTTAGAGGTCTTGTCCTTGGAGGGATTAAAGCAGGTGATTTTGTTACAATATCATTTTGGATAAAATCGACAACCCCCATAAGTGGTGGAATTGGTTTTTCAGGTATTGGAAACGATAATGCATCTAGAGTAATGATGGATAACTCTT